TCCACAACTAAATCCAAAACCAACTACTGCAGATGGACAAGGTTTAAGAAATGCAAGACCACAAACTTTTACACTTGCTTCTGGTGGCGGTGGTGGAATAGCTGTAGATTTAACTTTACCTGCTCCTTTTTCTTTTTCATCTGAAGGAATGGTTCCAGATAATGGAAGTGTAGTTAATTCAAAAAGAGAAGCACATATTAGTTTAGGAGAAGTTATTGCTGGAGTACCTGTTGTTGTAACAACTTATACAGTTACTGTTGCTAGCACTGCAGGAGGAAACAAATATGTTATTGATGGAGTACAACAAGATACTTTAAATTTAACAAAAGGATCAACATATAAATTTGATCAATCATCCGGAACAAATAATAACCATCCTTTAAGACTTTCAACAACTTCAAACGGAACTCATTCAGGAGGAGTTGAATATACAACAGGTGTTACTACAAATGGAGTTCCAGGAAATCCTGGAGCCTATACTCAAATAGTTGTTGATGCAAGTGCACCTAGTACGTTATACTATTTTTGTACAAATCACTCTGGAATGGGAGGTCAAATAAATATATCATAATGACTTACGATGAATTAAAAACAAAAATTAGAAATTACACAGAAGTTAGTTCAAATGTTTTAACTGATACTATTATAAATGATTTTATTAGAGATGCAGAATTAAGAATAATGAGAGATGTAGATGTCGATGCAAATAAAAGATATGTAACAGCTCAAGTAATTTCAGGAACAAGATTTATTGATACACCTCAAAATACTCTAGTAATTAGATCAGCTCAAATTGTAGATTCTGATGGAACAAGCAACCCTGATAATAGAGAATTTTTACAATGGAGAGATTCTAGTTTTATGTCTGAATTTAATCCCACTAATGCTCAAGGTGTTCCAAAATACTACAGTTGGTGGGACGATGACACAATAGTATTGGCTCCAACTCCAAATGCTACTTACACAATTCAGTTAAATTATATCTTGAAACCTGAGACTTTATCTAGTACAAATACACAAACATATATCAGCCAACAATTTCCCAATGGTTTATTATATGCATGCTTAGTTGAAGCATTTTCATTTTTAAAGGGGCCAAATGATCTCTTGCAATTATACGAAGGAAAGTATAAACAAGTATTAGAAGGCTTCTCTATAGAACAAATGGGAAGACGAAGACGTGATGAATATCAGAGTGGTGTTCCTCGTGTCGGTGGTAAATAATAATAAGGAGAAAAAACTATGGCTATAACACAGGCAATTGCGAACAGCTTCAAAAAAGAACTTTTAGAAGGTGAACACAATTTTAAATCGTCTGGTGGAGACAAGTTTAAGATCGCTCTTTATACTTCTTCAGCTACTCTAAACTCAGCAACAACTGCATTTACAGCTACAAACGAAGTTGCGAACACAGGTCAGTACACTTCCGGTGGTGGTGCACTTACAAATAGTGGAACTTCTATAACAGCCGGTGTCGCAAGAGTTGACTTCGCAGACAGATCTTTTACTGGTGTGACGTTAACTGCTAGAGGAGCTTTAATCTATAACACTTCTGCAACTGC